GAGGAGAGAAAGTATCATTAGCATCTTCTAAATATGATTATGGCAACAATATATTTTCTAAAGAAATACCAGAAGATATATTAGATTATGCCAATGAAATATCTCCTTACATGGATGATATAATAAATGGTTTAAATGATTCTTTTGGTAAAGCAAATAATACTCCTGATGCTACTCCTACAATAAGAGAAAACATTTTTGCTGATAAACCTAAAGCTAAAACAAAAGAAGAGATTTCTAAAAAAGTTGTTATGGCAGAAAAAATAAAAAGAAAAAGAATATCACAAGAAAAAACATTAAATAGAAAAGTAGAAAATATAGTTAAGTCAAAAGTAAAACCTAAACAACAAGAGTTAGGTGATGCAGATTTATTGAATGCAAAAAAATTATCTCACTCAGAACTAAAAACAAGATTTACAGAAGCAGAAGCTGGTTCAGCTGAACAAAGAATATATGGTAATGAATTATATGCACGTCTTGTATCTAAATTACCAGTGCCAAAAGTAAAAGTAGTTTCTAGAGAAGTTATGTCTATGAGAAAAGATGACATGATTATAGAGTTACATAAATCTTTAAGAGATGGAGATACTAAAAGATACAACGAGATATACGCTGAAATATATAGAAGACAAATTAAAAAGAATCCTACTAAAGGAGTATTTACTGTATCCAATCAAAAACTAAAGGCAGCAGTAAGAGATGAATCAGATGAACTAATAGACTTATTAGATGTAGATATTTTACCAGTAGGAACAAATGTACAAAAGAAAATGTTACTTGCTAAATCTACACATAGAAATCCACAAGTACAAAATCAATTAAGAAACTTTTTAAATAAAATAGTTTTATTAAATGGCAACACACCAGATTATGTTGGAGCAAAACCTAGATATAACAAAAGTGGAGAAAAAATAAGTAGAGCATCTTTATCATCATCAGATAGAGATTATGATACGTATGTATCAGGCATGATGTTTGATACTAATGCTGAAGATTTTAAAACTTTAAGAAAGATGGGTAGAGGTTTCGCTGTAGAAGTAACAAAAGATAATCCTAATGTTGAAAAAGTATTAACATCTATAAATGAAGCTATTTTTTCTACTAATTATTTAACAGCTAAACACAGACAAATAATAACAGATATTTACAAGGCACAAACAGATTATAAACCTAGTGCAAGCATGGATGATATAACTGCGTCTGAAGATTGGTTTATTAATACAATGGTTAAAATACAAAAAGGTGATATGGCTTACCCAGAAGTAATACCTAACGATGATATTAATTCAAACTTATTTTTTAATATAGTAGAAGAAACAAATCAAGCTGCTGCATGGTTTTTAAATAGAGCAACAGATAAAGTTGATGCTCCTATACTAAGAATGTATGGTGATTTACTAAACAGTGGTAACATGAGAATGAGAGGTGAGGACTTCTATGTATCTCCAAACGTAACTACACCAGTATATTTAGCTAAGCATGTAGGAAGAAATGCAATAAAAAATATAATGGGAGATAAAACAAGATCATTTAACTTACAAAATTTCTTAGGTATAGATAATCTTTCTGATGGTGTTCAAGTTTTCTATCACGGTACTCCACAGGGTGGTGCTTTTGCTAAAAAAAATAAACCATCAATAGATATAAGGCATGGTGATGGTATGTTTGGACCAGGATTCTATATAACAGATGAGCCTAAAGTGGCTTCAGCTTTTGCTGGATCAAACATGACAAGACGAGCTAAACAATCTTTAGTTGATCAGTATGGTGCGGATGCAGCACAAGAGATTATGTATTTCCATGAGTTAAAAAAAGAATTTGATTCTATGTATGCTTACTCAAACAATTTAAAAGAGATGGGAATAGATAAATCACAAGGTACTTATGAAGCATATACAGATCAGATAAGAATATTAAATGAGATGGCAGATGAATTATCTACAAAATATGATTATATTCCTGAACCAACAGTATTACCAGTATTTGCTAGATTAAAAAATGGTTTTGATGCTAGTGAACAAATGATTCCTATACAAGGTAATTCAGTAGCAGAAAATATAGAATACAAAAGAATAATAGATTTTGCAGAGGAAGAAGGATTAATTGATCCGTCTGGTATACAAAGATACTTTGATGATCCTTATGAAAATTTAAGCACAGAAGACTTCTACGTAAGAATGATTAAGATGCTTAATGATGAAATAGTTGATGATACACAACCTTGGTTTAGACAAGATATAACAATAGGTAAAGCTAGAATGACTGGTATACTTAAGCAATTAGGATATGATCATATTATACATCATCAACCACAAAAAGATTTGGCTACAGGAGAATATGTTGCTGGTAAAGCTTTTGCTGTGTTTGATAACAATCAAGTCAAGCATGTTAACTCTAAAGTATTTGATGAAAATAGTTCAGCCTTTTATGATGATGAAATGGGTGCAGGTACTTTATCTGGTGATATGTTGCTAGCAGGTAGTAATCCTAATGTATTATATTCTGCTAGAAAAATGGATGGTTTACTTCATGCATTAGAAAAATCAGGTATAGATTCAGATGTTATAGATACTTTGAGACATATAAAAGAAAACAAAGTAACTAAGAAATCTGTAGACACAGCAAAAAAAGCTTCTTTACTTGATAGACTTAGAAGTAATTCTAATAGAATGAGATTAAAAATGAATGCTAATTGGATAGCAGATTGGATTTCACCTTTGAATGGTGCAGGTCATTATGCAAAACACAATGCTATGGCTGGTGAAAAGTTTGTACCATTAATGAACATGTTAAATAATTTACCAGATTCTTTTAAATGGTATGAAAATTATGGATCTAAGTTTAAAGTCTTTGGTGAAGTTCCACAGCCACCTTCACATAAAAGAATACTACGTGCATTAAGATATGGATTAGATCCAGACTCAGCAGCATATAAAAGATTAAGTAATCAAGAAATGATGGCTGCACAAAAAATTAATCAAATGTTTAAAGACGAGTGGAACTTCTTAAACGATAGTGGTGTACAAATGGGACATATAAGAAACTATGTACCTCGTGTTTATAATCCAGAAGCTATAAAAAAGAATATGAATGGCTTTGTAGAAAAGATAGCAGCATATTTACAAAGAGAAGCAAACATAGATGGTAGAAGATTATCAGTATCAGAAGGTGTAGAGAAAGCTAAAGCAATAGCTATGCGTATAACAGATGAAGACGGAACATATATACCACCAGTTGCAGAAAAAAAATCTGCACACTCTGACAATATAGATTTCCAACGTATGTTAAAATTAAATGGAGAAGAGTTAGAAGGTTTAGAAGAATTTTTAGTAAACGATTTATCAAGTGTATTAGCTAAATACATAGATGGATCAACAAGACGTGGATTGTTTACACAACAATTTGGTTATAATAACTTTGGCTTTGATGATTATATGAGAGTTGCAACAGAAGGCACAGCTGGTATAGCTAACATGTTAGGATCAAAAAAAGTTTCAAAAGTAACCTTAAGATTTCCTACAGATGAAGGTGGTATGGATGCTGTCACTGTACAAATACCTGAATTGTTTGTACCAAAAGCATTTGAAGATCCATCGTATGCAAGGATGTTTGCTAACCATATTGCTGAGTTAGTTTCTCAGGGTAAAAAACAACAAGCCAAAGCAAAGTTAATGGAGTTCCAAGGTGAAGGTGGTAAACAATGGAAACATAGAGTTGAAGCTATAATAAATGGATTAGATGATTTTGGTGCAGATGCTAATGCATTAACACCAGATCAAGTTAAATTTATAATGGGATCATTTAGAGTCATACAAAGAAAACCTCTTGATAGTAGTGGTACCTTCTATGATAAATTATCATTAACATCTAAATTATTAAGAAATATAAACGCTGTTACTTTACTAAGTTATACAACACTAACATCTATACCAGATGTATTTTTACCTTTACTAAGAGGTGGTAAAATGGGTAGCTTTGTTAAAGCTTGGAAGAAATATTCTACAGATAAAGATTATAGAGAGATGATGTCTCGTGTTGGATTAAATATAGAGAATATAACTCATGATAGATTAGCTGGAATGTATGGATCAGCAGGTGGTAGAACAGCTAATAACTTCTTTCATATAAGTTTATTATCACCTTGGACAGATACAATGAGAAAGATTGGTGGTGCAGTAGGATTCGAAACACTACGTAGCATGAATAGAATAGCAGCTAAGACATATCGTGCAGACGGCAAGATGCCTGTAAAATACAGAACAGCAGCAAGATTACTTAGACAATTTGGTTTAGAAGATTATTCTAAACCTGATCCTAAAACTGGTAGATTTAAAACTATTGGTGAGATGGGTGAGATGATGGGTTCAGTAGACTCAATGAGATTTAGAGAAGCTATGATTAAATTTGCTAATGAATCAATATTTGCACCTAATCCTGATGATAATCCTTTATGGGCGCAAACACCTATTGGATCAATGATTTATCAGTTAAAAGCTTTCCCAGTTATGATGGGAAGATTATCTGGCAACATTATTAAGGAAGCTTATCAAGGTAACGTAGCACCTATGATTTATTTCTTTACAGTTGCAACTGGATTAGGAGGAACAACATCTTTAGCATTGAAAGATATTATACAGATGAGAGGTGGAGAAGATGAAAATAGAGCAGCTTTACGTGAAAGATTGCTTACAAATATATCAAAAGAATTTGGAAATAAAGATGGTAAAATAAAATGGGTTGCTAATGCGGAAGATGATCTTGCTCAATTTGTAAAAGATCATCCTGAAATGGCTAGTATTGCAATTGCTGCAGGATATAACCCTGGTATGCATGGTAGTATAGATTCATTCTTTGGATGGTATATAGAATCTATATTGCAAACTGGTGGATTAGGTATGCTTGGTGAGCTTCTTTATAATGCTGCTGCACAAGCAGATAATGGTAATTATGGTTTCCAACGTATGTTATCTTACGTTCTTGGACCGTCAGTTGATATAGGTGTAACAGGATGGAATACTATTTCTGCTGGTCAAGAATTTGTTTCAGACGCTGCAGGTGGTGATGTATCAAATGCTAAAAGACGTTCAGCTATAAGATCATTGTTAAATCGTATACCATTCTTAGGTGGTAACAGAAGCTTTAGAGAGCAAGGAACTAATATACTGGCAGGAGAAGCTGATGACAACAAGCAAGTAAGATGGGGTAATACATCAGGATTCTCTGGCGGTTTCGGATCAGCAACCTTCTAAGTTTTCTTTTCTGGTGGAAGAGGAGGCTTGAATATATTAGCTTCAGCTTTCTTTTTTTCTTCACGTAAATCCTTTTTTATATTTTTTAAGACAGACTTCTTTTCTCTATCTGCTATAGCTTTATCAAGATAAGCAACCTTCTCTTTGTTGTCCATTATCTTCCACTCAGCATCTTCTATCTTTTCTTGAGTCCATTTGTTTTTCTCCATCTCTTTTAATTGTTCTGGAGTGTATTCAGCAAATCCCCAGTCGTCTTTATTTGTCATCTATAACCTCACCTGTACATGCAGCATAACCTGCTATATCTATCCATGAATCCATATGTGTTTCATCTTCCATAAGTCTTGCTATCTTCATCCATATCATCATCATACCATATTGACCTTCTGTTATCTCTGTTCCTAGTATTAGTTGCCAACCTTCTATGATTCTCTTGTAATTTATTTTTGGATCTCCATATCTTAAATTTCTATCACCTTTTATTATAGTAACTGCTTGATTAAGTATTTCTTCCTTAGTTAATTTTGTAGCCATAGTGATCTCCATATTGTATCTTATTTATAATGTCTTCTATTTGTGCTTCTATTTCTCTAACTTTATATTTTATATCTACTATTTCTTTTTGAACATATCTGTTCTTATCTAGTATCTTTTGTCTTTGATCTCTTATCTCTGCATCAAAGCTATCTAACTCATCTAATACTTTTAGTCTTCTATTTATACTATCTAACTCTACTTCTTTTAACTCTTGTTCACGAAGAAGGTTATTCATTTTAGTTCTTAAATTTAAAATTGCATTCATTGTTTACCTTCATATGTGTTAGTTAATCTATCCCACTCTTGTTGTAATGCTTCGAGCTTTGAAGAAAGCTCGAAGCGATTATGAAGTTTCTTCAGGTCATTTGATTTCCTAACTAATTCTTTCATTCTTTTTATTTCAGCTAAGTTAGCCTTAGAAAAAAAAGAACGAGGTGGTTGACCGAATGGACCCCATGACTCACTCATGAAGCCACACTCGGTCTGGGTTGGTAATAATTGTGGTCGTCACATATTTTTACAGCCTCTATATCATGCTTACCACACCACCAAGACTTATTGCCCATCTGGCTTGGCTTTGCATGACTACAGTTATGACAAGCTGCTGGGTAAGTTTCTCCTTCCCAACACGCACTTCTTTTGAAGCACGTCTTACAACGCCAATCTGTAGCTGTAGCTGATAATCTCCTTTCATTACCTTCTAAAACTATCTTTATTCTACGTTGTAAATCTGCATATTCAAATTCATCATAGTCAACTATCTCACTAAGATACTCGCTAGTATTTTTATTGTAAGAAACAAAACATGACTTATGTATTTGACTTAAACCCATTATCAATTGCATCTGTGCAAAGTATTTAGGATCAGAAGATTTCACACCATACTTCTGACACTTCTTCCATCTGGCATCATTCATACTTTTTATTTCTAGTATGTGATTAATACCATCTAATACTATGTTACCATCTGCATTACCCATTACATGATCACCAAAGTCTGAGTATCTAAACTGTTTACCTGTTACATCATCAACTTCTTTAACATCATAACCTGCTAGTTTTAAATCTGCTACAACATCTTCTTCTATTCTATGACCATCTCTAAATATTCTTTTTAATTTTGGTATTATCTCTGACTCTGGATATCCACGAAGACACAAAGCTAAGTATTGATTACAAGGATTACCAACACCTGATGCACCTATGTAACGTCTTGTCTCTTCTCTTGGCTCATCTGCATAAGCATCATTGATTGCGTCTTCTATCTTTTTAGAATTACCTAAATATTCATCTATGTTCATTTATAATCCTTATATCTTCTTCCTGCATATATTCTGTCTTCTTCTTCTTTGGACACTAGTCTTGTTTTATATCCTCTTTCTGCAACTTTCATGCGTGTATCTTCGTTCAATGATTTAGCTTTCTTCTTTGCTTTGATCATCAAGCTTCGATAATCCCTCTGTCTGTTCGTCTTCTTCAACTTTTGCAACCTCATATATTCCTGATGCTATTTCTTCTAACTCTTTTCTTGTAAGGTTTGAAGCCTCTTTTGTCTGCACATCTACTTGTGCATATTGCATTGATACATCAGGTATAACTTTGTTAAGCAATGCAGAAAAAACTCTTGCTTGTGTAGGAGTCCACTCTCTCTTACCTTGTAATACTTCTTGTGCCATAGTAAGATTCTTGGTCATCTTCTGTGATATCTTACCCCTCAGCAAAGATACTTGCTGAGGAGTAAGTGTTGGTGTTTTATCTGACATTAAAATGGTATTTTGTCTTTGTCTGCTGACTCATTCAAGGAGGAATTAGGTTCAACAGCGTCAGAATGAGATGGAGGATAATATGCTCCAAATCTTTTAACCCTACTACCCTCTCTCTTCATACCAGTGTTGTCAGTATATTCATCTTTCTCTACGTGTACTCCCACGCTTAATCCTCTCAGAGAAGATATATCACCAGGTTTGTCTGGGGATGGGTGTCCACCATGCGTTAAGAGAGCTTTTAGTTTCTCCCTTCCCCACTTTTGAGCATTAGATTTATTTTGTTTTTCCTCACTGCTCAAACTCTCACCAGCAGGAACATGTACGTTGATAAAATCTTTTATACTTGCTCCTGATCCTAGATCTTTTAATTCAACAACAACTTGCTTACCACCAGTACGTGTATCTCTCACCTCTGCTGATACTATATCACAAGTATAGTCTCCTGCTTTTAATATTGTTCCACCACTTGATTCTTTTTGTGCATCAACACTTTCAAGTGATAGCTCTCTAAATGAAAATGACATTACGCAGCCTCCTTTTTGTTTTTAGGTTTGTCTTTCATTAAATCAAATATTTCAGTAATGTCTGAAACTCTCATTACTGATTCTACCTTTCTGTGTGGATCTCTTACTTTTCCATGCCATCCACGAACTTCATCACACACAACAAATCTTTCAATAGTTGGATCTGTTCTATCACCATCAGTAACACGAACACCGCAGAAGACGTTATCAAAGATACCTGGAAGTTGCTTTTGCACACCAGAACCTTTTATCATTGCCCAGTAATCCGTCTCACCATTGTCATCCTTTTCTTCTTTTGCTAATGCTGTGACTAATACATTGTAAGGTAGATCTCTTATCCACTTAATACTACCAAGCATAAGTCTTTGATTATCTCCCCACATAGCAAGTTTATTCCTGCTATCTCTGTATTCATGTTCAAGGTGAGTTATAAGTCTATCAGATAATTCTGTTAAACTATCTAACATAATCCACTTATATTTCTGTTCCTTAAATTCTTTTGAGTCCATGATTTTACATATACCTCTGAATGAGTATATTTTTTCTTCAGGACTATTCTTCCCATCCCAAGACGTGAATGGTAGGTAGTCAATATCTTCACTCATTACAGAACGAAGACCACTTTCACCACTTATGATAAATCCTTTACCATAATATTTTTGCATATTAATTGCTTGGGTTGTCTTTCCCCAACCATGATGTCCGTATAGTAATGTTTTTTGTACACCTGCATTCTCAACTGCTGATGTTGTCATAGGTTTAAACGTCATTCAAACTCCTTACCTCTATTGAAGGTTTTACATGTTTAATTGTTAGTGCTTCATCAAGTTCTTTTTGTTCAGTTGTCGTTAGATTTTTATAGTTCTTACGATGAACACTAAGATTTTGATTCACAAAGTGTGGTATACTCGTACCATATATAGCCTGTAATTTAGGACTATCCCAAATCCAGTTCTCTCTACGTTTAAGAGTAACCTCAAAGTTATTAGACTTTTTCGTATGCACGCCTGCTGTGTCAGGTAAAGTTTTAATTATTTGTTCAAATACTGTTTTCTTTTTAAAGTCTAATTTATCAATCTGACTTGAAAGACTTTCATATTGTGAACACAGTTCATCAAAACTTTTCTGCTCTGGAGTTGATACGTTTTTGTCGGTGGTAGTTCCATCTTCATTGACGACTACCTTAAATGGATCGTATTCTTCCATATATATCTCCTTAAGTTAAAGTTATGACGGATAACACTGTTAGCCAATCATTAATAATTTATGTGTATTGTATTGACGACAGGTTGTCAATAAGTATATATAAAAAAAAAGGAGGTATATGAGATTCAATATATCAAAACTAATCAACGATTTAGGAGGAGCTACAGAAGTAGCAAAGAAAATAGGTAAGCATAGAACTGCACCATACGGCTGGATAAATAGAAATAAAATGTCCACAGAAACTTTATCATTAATTAAAAAAAACTTTAAGGTGAACATAGATGAATACTTTGAAACTAGCAACTAACACAGAAATTACAAATGAAGCACTAGAATATCTAGAGAGAGGATGGTCGGTTATACCGATCCATCCGAGTAAAAAATTACCACTAATAAAATGGAAAGAATATCAAACAAGACACGCAACAGAAGAAGAGATAGATAATTGGTTTAAACAATTTCCTGATGCACAAGTTGCAGTTGTTACAGGAAGTATATCAAACTTAATTGTTGTTGATGCTGATAGTGAAGATGCAAATAGATTTTGTAAAGCTAATAATTTAACTTCACCTTTCTCTGTAAAAACAAAAAGAGGTTATCATCATTACTTCAAACATCCAGGTGTTGGTTACAAGAAAAAGAATGCAACAAATTTATTTGGTGTAAATAATTTAGACTTACGTGGTGATGGTGGTTATGTGTTAGCACCTCCAAGTCATGGAAAAAAATGGGAACCTTTTACAATTGACTGGGAGGATATGCCTATTTGGGTAGGTGAAGGTGACTTAGTAGACGTTGATTTTTCGTGGGAAAACCTTGATTTATCGAACATTCAAGTCAAATCTCCAGAAGATTATTTACCTACATGGGAAAGATTTGAAAACATTGTAAGTAAGAATGGTAAGCTAGGTGAAGGTGATGGACGTAACGATGCATTGATCAGATATGCAGGTGAGAAAGTTAATAAAGGAATTATAGGTAGACAACTTAGAGAACTGTGTAACAAATTTTGTGACACATTTTTTACACATAGTTTAGATAACGAAGAGTTTGAAAGAACAGTTGGTAGTGCAGAAGAAATGCACAAGCGTGAACATCCACATCTATATGATGCTGATGGATCAAGAGTTAATAAAAAATTTAAACCTATATATGCAAGTGATATAGAATCATTAAAAGAAAAAACTTCTAACCAAAGATATTTAGTTGATCCTTTTTTACGACCAGCATCTATCATACAAGTGTATGGTTATTCTGGTCATGGTAAATCATTTATAACTTTGACAACAATGTGGCATCTATCTTTAGGTAAAAACTTTGGACCATTTGAAATCAATGCACCGATGAGAGTTTTGTATATGGATTTTGAAAATGGTGCATCAACTGTTACTGACAGACTAGATATCATGAACAAGTCTTATGGAGATCCAGATGTTAACATGATGTATTGGTCATCAGCTTTGATTAAATCTGAAGATGGTGGCGATATGAATTTACAAACAGAAGAAGGTGTTGAGATCCTCCAGGGTTGGTTAAATGAGTTGAAACCAGACGTGGTAGTTATTGACACTGTGCGTACAGCTTTCCCTGGTTTGATGGAGAACAATGCAGAACAGTGGGCAAGAATAAATAGTATATGCCTGAAGATCCGTAACAACGGATCGTCAGTTATTATGTTACATCATGCTAACAAACCAACACAAGACGGGCTAGGTAGAGAGGCTGGATCAACTAACCAGTTGACTGTCGTTGACCAACAACTAAGAATTACTCCCATTGTGGAGGATAAAGAAATGGCTAGAATCAAGGCTGCTAAGCACGATCCTGCCAAAATTATGTCATTGAATCAGTTATTAGAGGCAGACAGCAGGCTAGGTTTATCTATAGAAATGTCTTATGGAAAACTTCGTGACCATACGGACAACCATGCTACTGTTGCAATCGGTTTTGCAGAAAGATTATCTAATGGACAGCAGTATATTATCTCAGAATCTTCACCTAAACAAAAGGTTTTAAAGATGAGTTTATCTGGAGAATCACCTGTAGATATAGCAAAATTATTAATGATACCAACTCGTACAATAAAGAGGTGGCTTGGGCTAGATGAAAGTTAACATTGATAAATACCCTATTGTCAAGATTACGTGGGTTGATGCAACTGATGGCGATTCTGGTTGGGTTTCCTTTGATGATATTATTAATCACAAGCTTTCTACTGTTGTGGATATTGGTTGGCTTGTCGTCAAAACTAAAGAAAAAATTATACTTATGTCTAGCTTTGGTGATCATGCTGATTCTCCTGAAGGAGGTAGGTATACTGCAATCCCATCTGGCTGGGTAAAGAAGGTAGAATATTTAAGTGTTGAATCTGTTAGGGTGGTAGAATGACTACGCTACGGCTTCGCCTTCACTAACTTTACTCTGCAAGACATCGCCTTCAGCGATGGCTTGCTACGCAAAGCAAGCATTCTACCAAGAATTTTAGACTTGTCAACCCCCCTAGATTTTGTGTATAACTTTTAGCACAAATACTACATATAGGTATTGTATGAAACACAACTATAGGACATATGCCAAAGCGAGTACCTGTTACGAATCAGGATTTGGCTTGGCTACGTCAGAATGCATCAACCATAACTGTGAAAGACGTATCAGCTTACTTCAACTGTTGCGTGGACACTGCAAAAAGAATCTTACACCGAAATGACATTATACATTTTGATGGAGCTAAGTACGAGAAACGTAGAGATCACGATTTAAAAATGTGGAATCGACCCTGTATGGGTTGTAAGTCTACGGAGTCTCGACCAAAGAATCAATACTTCTGCGATGTGTGTCGTGAAAGAAACGACATGGACAACGACCATGATGGCTGGGTGTAATGGGTACACCGTTACAAACCGTTACCAACTTCGGAGGCTAAGACGTGGCAAAATATACGTATTTCGAGACAGGCGATCCATTCTCTGAGTGGCACAGGAAACAAAAGGGAATAAGACAGATAGATATAGATGGATGTGAAATCTGTGAACACTGCTATGAACCACTGGCATTGACAGAGAATGCTTATGATATTGGGCAAACATTCAAAGCATTCTGGACAACAAGATTGCTGGCATTGAAAGCAAACATACCAGCATATTGTATACTGTATAAAGTAGATGAGGCTACTGAGAATAGAGATATTGTTTCTCTTAGAATAAAACGTATAGCACCTGTAGTATCAAAAGAATACATCACAATAGATCCTGAAGATTTTAGGAAAGAGTTATTAAAACTACATGAGAAACATAGATTAGTTTGTAAGGTATTGAATGAGTGGAAAAGCACCGAAGCGTAAAGGTAGTGGCTACGAAAGAGAGGTAGCAAACTACATGAAAGAAAAGATAAACATTGATGCTTCTCGTACACCTATGAGTGGCGCAATAAATAATCTACGTGCAGACTTGATGGGTACACCACATCTACATGTTGAGTGTAAACGCACAGAAAAATTCCAAATCTATGCTGCACTAAAACAAGCTGAGGTTGCTAAGAAAGACGAAGAATTGGTTGCTGTTATGAATAGACGTAACCAGATGAAAACAGGCGAGTCACTTGTCGTTATGAGATTAGATGATTGGCTTCCCCTGTATGAATCATACTTAAAAGAGAGAGGTGCAAAATGAAACTAAACTTCTGTGTTGCTTGTGGCACAGGGGATAACTTAATTTACCACCACCTTAAACCGAAGGTTTATGGTGGAGAAGACAGTGACGATAACTTACTAACCCTATGTCAATATCATCATGGTATCATACACTCTTATGAGTGGCGTGGTAATCTTAGTGAACTTATTAAACATGGGCAAGCTAAAGCAAAAGCTGATGGTAAGCGTGTACATGGTACAACTGAAGAAATGGAAAAACTAAACGATTATCAAAGACAAGAGTGGATAAAATATTGCTGTCGTCTTAAGCCGTTTCTCATACCTGGGATAAGCAGGCGTGAACAGGCTGAGATATGGCAGATAAGAGGCTTTCGTAGATTTAAGAAATATAAAGGTAAAGAAGGAACGTGGGACGAAAGCAACGTAAGAGATGTAATAAAGTGTCTTGAAACAAATAAACTATTAGGAGGTTAACATGCCAAATGTCGGTGGAAAAAAATACTCATATACAAAAGCAGGAATGAAGGCGGCTAAAAAAGCAGCTAAAAAATCTGGTAAGAAAATGGTTATGAGTAAGCCAAAAGCAAAAGGTAAAATGAGAGGT